GAACGATACCATAGGGCAATCAATCCAGTTGCAGCTTGGCGACACCGCTAAGGCCCAGCAGATCGAGCAGGACTTTACCGATTGGGCGACCGCTACGAAATTATGGCAGAAGATGCGAACCATGAGGGGCGCGAAATGCGTTGATGGTGAGGTCTTTGCCTTGCTGATTATGAATCGGAAGATAAAGAACGAGGTCAAGCTGGACGTTCGACTTGTTGAATGTGAGATGGTCGAGTCGTGGGCTACGCTCCCGAAGGATGAGGAAATTGACGGCATCCGTTTTGACACCGAAGGAAATGCGACGGAATACAGGCTCCTGAAACGGAACCCGTGCGATTATCGAGCTTTCAAAAATACCGGCTCCGGAGATTGGGTATCGGCGCGATACATGCTGCATTATTTCTCGCATGACCGGCCAGGGCAGGTCCGTGGTGTGAGCGAAATATCATCCGCATTATCGCTGTTCGGAAACTTACGGAAATATACCGCGGCCGTAATGGAAGCCGCTGCTCGTGCCGCAGAAATAAGCGCCATAATGCAAACAACGCTTGTGCCTGATTCGGTAGCCGCAGAGCTTGCAGATCCAATTACGATCATCGAAGCGCAGCGCAACGCGATTGTCTCGTTGCCTGAAGGCTGGACGATGGCGCAGATGAAGGCGGAGCAGCCCACCACTACATACGCAATGTTCAAGTCTGAGATTATCAAGGAAATGGCCCGGTGCTTGTCCATGCCGTTCAATGTGGCGGGAGGAGATTCGAGCGGATACAACTATGCCAGCGGCCGGCTTGACCATCAGACATACGACCGGGCGATTGATGTTGAGCGCGTAGACGTTACCGCCGACGTGCTTGATCCGATTTACGACGAATGGCTTGCCGAATATGCGACCCGTAAAAGTCTGTCGAAAGCTGATATCAAACTGGCTCAATCCCATGAGTGGTATTTCAGCGGGCGCGGTCATGTTGACCCGGCGAAAGAAGCCAACGCGGATGATACCAGGTTTAAGAATGGGTCACTGACAAAGGGCGCGTACTACGCGAAGCAGGGAAAAGATTGGAAGCGCGAGGGCAAGCAATGGATTCGCGAGCGCATTTTGTCGGAACAGACATGGAACGCTGAGCGTAAAGCTGCTGGGCTTGAGCCTGCTCCGTACCCATTAAGCGAAGATGTAACCACGGCGTCGGAGCCGATAGAACCCGACGAAGAATGAATAATAGAAAGGCGAGAATATGAAAAGCAAGGCGTTTATAAGCATGTTGAGCAAGTGCAATATAACAGCCGGCGCCGCCAAAGAGGGCGAGGCCCCGAAGCTCCCGACGTTTTCAATGATCGCGTACAACGGCGGGATTATGGCTGTTGATGTATGGGGGTCTGTCGTTGTTGACCTTGCGGGTATGGAAGTCAGCGACAAGACGGCGATTCTCTACAGTCACGGGACTTATTCGCTTGATAACGTGCTTGGCCAAACAAGCAAGGTTGAGAAAGGAGACGATCTCAAAGCGAGCGGAACGATCATGGGCGACTCGGAGGTTGTCAAGCAGGTGTTGGCGCTTGCGAAAAACGGATTTGGTTTTCAAGCCAGCATTGGCGCGAAGGTGATTGAGTACAAAGAAGTGCAAGACGGCGAATCCGTAGAGGCCAACGGCCAAACATTGAAGGGGCCGTTTACCTTCGTGACGAAAAGCAAGTTGAATGAAATTTCAGTAGTGGCGCTTGGCGCCGACTCCAAAACGGAGACGGAGATCGCGGCGCAAGGCGGGCAATCAAAAACAGAGGAGACGAACATGGAGCCCAAGAAAAATGCAGAGAAGACCGCCGAGGAAATTCGAGCGGCGGCAGTTGGGGAACAGAATCGCATCTTGCGCTTGCAGGATGTGGCGAAAGACCACCCGGGCATTCTGGCGGAAGCCGTGAAAGACGGATGGGACGAAGCCAAAGCGGTCCTGGCAGTCCGTGACGCGCAGATCGTAGCGTTGAACGCCAAGATCAAGGCCGACGAGGACGCCTCGAAGCGTCCGAAAGTCCCGAACATTCAGGGCGATGGAAGCTCGAAGATCAGCCTCAAAGTGATTGAGGCGTCAGCGGCCCTTAACGCCGGACTAAAAACGGTCGAGAAGGTCTACGACTCCGAGACGCTTAACAAGGCCCAGGACGTGAAGCTGCACAGTATCACCGATCTTGTGCGGGCAGGTCTTGCCATAAGCGGCAAGACGTTGGATTCCAGCCGGCATCAGACGAGGGATTTCCTGCAGGCCGCGTTTAGCACACGCGATATTGCGAATATCCTGTCGAACCTGGCCAACAAGTTCATCCTTGAGGGATATGGCACGGTCGAGGAAACCTGGAGGGCCATCGCCTCTATTCGCCCGGTTGTTGATTTCAAAGTCAATACCGGATCGCGCCTGATTATGACCAATCTGCTTCAGGCCATGGGGCCGGGTGGAGAGATCAGTCACGGTGCGCTGTCGGATGATACTCGCACGGTGCAGGCAGACACGAAAGCGTTGATGCTTGGCATTACGCGCAAAGACATCATCAATGATGATCTCAATGCGCTGAGTGACTTGCCGAGGCGTCTGGGTTATGCGGCCGCAAGGACGTTTAACACGGATTTCTGGGCGGCACTCACGGCGGCTGTAGCGGCAGCGTTCACCGGCGCCCACGCGAACACAACCACCGGTGCGCTGACCATGGCCACTCTGACGGTTGCCGAGCGGTTATTCATGGACCTGGAAGATGCCGACGGAAACCCGATTGGCACGGAAGCAACGACCTTGCTGACGGGCACCACGGCGGCCACTCCGGCGCGTGAATTGAACGTATCGACGAACCTTGTTGGAACAGCGTCTGCCCGGCAGGTGCAAACCAACATATTTGCCGGCAAGTTCACGCCTGCCATTACGCGGTACTTGGCGACAGCCCCGTGGTATCTGGTGTCATCGCCCCTGGCTATGCCACTGATGCAGGCGGCATTCCTGAACGGGCGCCAAGAGCCGTTTGTCGAAACGTCGGATGCTGATTTCAACACGCTTGGAATCCAGATGCGGTGCTATTTCGACTACGGCGTGGCGTTCGGCGAATGGCGCTCGGCCGTTCGGTCGACTGGTGTGTAATCGAAACAATCATGGTGAGCCCGGCCTGAAACATGGCCGGGCGATCCATTAACATAAAAAGAAACGGAACAAGGAGAAAAGGATCATGGCTACAAAATATAGTGAGGGGCTGAGAATTGATTATACGCCAGCCGTTGCGGTTGATTCTGGCGATGTTGTCGTGCAAGAAGATTTGATCGGTATTGCGACCGCAGACATTGCCGCAGACGCGCTTGGCACTCTGGATGTCGAGGGCGTGTTCGATGTGGCGAAGAACACTGGCAGCGGTGAGGCTATTGTCGCAGGTGCCATTGTCTATTGGGATGATATTAATGATGTTTGTATTGAGATTGTATTGGGTAATATGTATATGGGGAAGACCATACTCGCCGCGGCTGCCGACGATGCGACGGCCCGAGTCAAGCTGACTCCGTAAGGAATGTAAAATGGGGGTGTTCCAGACTGCACAAGTCCTGTGTTCGGGCCCAACATTGGCCGAGGCCATTAGCGCGCTATCAGGCAGTGGTTTGGACACCCTTTTCCTTGGGGTTAATAGAGCAGTCGAAGCGATTGAGTGTCAGTACTGGGTGGCGATAGATTGGAAGACGATAGACGAAGGCCGGCCGATAGGGAGTCCGAGGATCATCACCATTGAGACGGCAAGGCAGAAACTTGCTGGGCCGGTGGCGAAGGCATACCGGACGAAGGGCAAGCGAGACGACATGCCTCCGGAGAAGATGGGCTGGCTTAACTATTCGGCCCTGTTAGCGATAGCGGCGGCTTACGATCTTGGATGCAAGCGAATAGAGGTTTACGGCGCAGACATGGCCGGGATCGAGGATTGGGATGGTAAGCAAGTGAGTAGAGTTTGCAGAACCGATCAGAGGTGGGCGAAGGAACGGAAGCAATTCGATAGTCTCTGCGAGTGGATGCAGGGAAGAGGCGTAAAGGTTACAAGAATATGAATCAGGAAACGCTTTTATATACGCACAGCAACAATGCTTACGGTCATTTCGTAATCCCGTTCATGTACTTTTCGCTGATGGCCGATGAGTCCTACTCAGTTGAAGTGTGGGCCGAGGACTATGATCGGCACAAAGGCAATGTCGCAAAGCTGAACGAGCGGTTCGGCGGTAGAGCGTTGCTTGTCAAGACCTTTAGTAAGTTTCCCGCTACGGCTCGGTTCAGAGAACAGCCCAAAACGAGCAAGGCTTATACCTACATTTCCGACATAGACATTATGACGCTTGATCCGCATATCAGGGAGCGGCATGTGGCAAATCTGGACAGTCGGTGCTATTCAAACGCGATACGCAATCCCTTGCCGATAGAGAAGTTTCCGCGACTAACAGGTCTGATGTTTGTGATTACCGATGAATGGTATGCCGCGACAGAAGTAGCACGGAAGTTGCCCTTTGAAGGAAGCGACGAAATGATCCTTGCGCAGATTGCCTTTTCTGTGTTTCCGGAAACAAAGGCAGAGCTTGAAGAAAAGGGATGTATTCTACACGTCGAAAAATCCGGGCCAAAGACATGGGTCCGACCTGTCCACGGAATACACATGTCCCCGGCGCGCGATCTACACGCCAAAGTCGGGTGGGAGTTAAAAAGTAGATGGGTCAATGCTTTGAAGAGAATAGAGAAACATAAAACATGGCCGGAGTTCTGGTCAATGACTGACGACAAATGGAAACACGAATACAACCGAATCAAGTTGGGGAAATAGGAACGCTTCACGCCTCGGATATCTTCGGGGAGATTTACCTGAAGAACGGATGGCTGGGTTCCGAGTCCGTGTCTGGTCCAAGATCAGATGTTGGCCGGTGCGAGTCTGTTATCAGCGCGCTTCCCAAACTCTTTGCGGACCTTCGCGTTACGAGCATGCTGGACATCCCTTGCGGTGATCTGAACTGGATGCGCAAAGTCGAGCTTGGAGCGGTTAAATATATCGGGGCCGACATCGTGCCAGAGCTTATCCGTGACGACCTTAAACGCTACGGATGGTTAGGAATGAAGTTTAAAATGCTTGACATCATGCAGGATCAGCTTCCGAAGTGCGACCTGATTTTGTGCCGGGACTGTCTGGTGCATTTCTCGTTCGCGGACATTTCAAAGGCGGTCAGTAACATCATAAACAGTGGAGCAAAATACCTTCTTTGCACGACTTTCACAAACACAGATCGCGAGAATCAGGATATGGCGACCGGATATTGGCGGCCGTTGAACATGGAAAACGCGCCTTTCAGGTTTCCGGCTCCGTTGCAAATAATCAAAGAGGCGGCAGTTGGTAGTTATTCGGACAAGGGGATGGGATTGTGGAAGGTCGGGGAATTGAAATGAACGCTATCGAAGCTCAAACGAATGCTTACGGGTCGTACATGCCGGTCCTGAAAAAGTATCTTGCCGACTTCAAGCCGGAAACGGTATTTGAGTTTGGCTGTGGCGATAACTCAACACCATTATTTATTGAGCATTGCAAAAGCGTCATCTCGGTTGAGATGCAGAAGCCGGACTGGTTTACGAAAATGCTTGAAAAACACGGAAACAAACCGGGCTTTGACTTGTTTTGCATGATGGGGGGCGCTGGCGGCTCCTGAATACTTGGCGGTCCAGGCAAAGCGATATGATTTGATATTTGTGGATGGGTTCATGAGCCGGTGGTTGCAGATCATGCGGCGATCGGAAAAACCGATGTGATAATTACGCATGACGTAGGACAGCCTTGTTATCACTGGGAGCGCGTCGTGTTGCCGGAT